GTATTTATATCTTCTTTTGTTACGCCTTCTTTCTCTTGGTCTTCTTCACTTTGTGTCTTAGTAACTTCTAAATCAATGAAATCAGCGGGTTTAAGCGACTTAAAGTACAAATCAAGGTTTATATCATTAACTTTAAAAATCTTCTCTAAACCCTTTAAAAGCGTGTTTTGGAACGGAATGACCACAGTATTGTTAAATAAACTGTAGGCATCACGTAATTCGTCTGCATTATTACCTAAACCACCGCCTTCTGAACGAATACCAAATAATATCGGTGATGTTACTCTATGACCTGCTAGTATTTGATTAACGGATTGTTTAGACATTTCTACCCATGCTGATTGAGCATCATTCATTTGGATAGGTTCTATAGTGGGTGTTGTTTCTTTACCATCGTTAAATGTGATTAAGATTTTACCTGCGTTGCCTGTACCTGCAAACTTTTGATTTAATTGTCTTTCAATAGTACGTCGTTCTTCTTCAGTCGGTACGCCATTACTAAAACCTACGTGCATTGATGGTGTCATACCACTAGTTATATTAGATAAATGAAATTGAGCAATCTCTAATTCCATTTGAATCCAATCTGTCGCTGCAACGTAATCAGGTGCAAAGCCATAAAATAATGCAGGGTTTTTATCTCTAATCATTAAGATTTGACTAGCTTGTGTTCTATCTTCTGTATTAAAGGCTGCATAAGGTCTAGGTTTAAATTGACCTTGTTTAGCTTTAGACCAATCAGCAGAATAATAATAAGTATCTATTTCACCATCTATCATTTTACCACTTCTTATGTATTGTGCAGGAATATGGTTTATTTTAGATATTTTGCTTCTATCTCTTGACCATATTACATTTACATAACAACCACCGAATAGCTTTAAATCTAATGCAAGGTCTTTTAATACATCATCATCAGAATTATGTAATAGTTCCGTTAAACGCAAATAAGACTCTTTAGTGTCTGTATTATCATCAACATTAGTAGCAGCTAAACCCTCACCATAGATCATAGCCCCTATTGACTTAACTAAAGCACCATTAATAGCACTTCCTAAGAATAGCTCTAGCAAATAATTTGGATAAAGGTTATCCTCACCAAACGATACCCAATCGTTTTTAGTATCTTCAATTAAATGAGGTATGTTATAATGTGATAATTTTATTAAATCTAAATTCATAATTATATTGTTATATAAACACTTTCTGTGTCTGTATCGTTAGTTGTGTATGATTTGTAATCTACTGTAGAACCACCCGTAATAGTAGCAAATTTTAAATTAACCAAACCATTATAAACGACTTTAATAGTATTAGCTACCACTAAATTAGTATTGTTGTTATTTTGGTATATAGTTAAATTATAAAAACCAAAAGGAAAATCATCAGTTCCAAATAAAATATCTCCTGCTGATAAATTTTCTGTACCACCAGGTGATACAATTTTAAGACCAATACCAACTGACCGTACTTGATTAGTCAAATATAAAGAATAAGGTAATGCTAATTTAGTATTTCCTGTTAATTGACTTTCAAAAGAAAGTAAAGGCTTATAAGCCATGCTAGTCATTTCATCATAAATACTAACATATCCCTGTTGGATTACATTAACAAAAGAATACTGTATTAATTGAATCATATTATTTATTTTCTGTATATAGTGATAATCTTACGTCTTCATCTAAAGCTAAAATTTCTTCTTGTGATAGTTCATCTAAAGGTTTATTAATAGAAAAAACAATCCAATCCTTCCATTCTTTTTTAAGATTCCAAGTCATATTTATTTTTCTTTTTAGGTTTAGGTTTTTCTTCTATGAAATAAGAATTTCTAATACTTTCACCTAGTTTCTTTATTTCCCATTGCGTTAAATCATTTAAGGGTGCGTTACAATTCGGAACGGTTTTCCCTTCGTATTCTTTTTTTACTTTCCAAGCCATAGTCTTTATTAATAAATATAAAAGTTAGATTATTGTTTTTTAGTGTACAAAAAAAGGGGCAATAAAACCCCTTCTTTCTTTTTTATAGAGTAACGATTATGTTCCTGAAACTATAGTCAATTCAGAATCTGCATCACCTAATTGGTCAAATGGATAATCTGTTCCACTACCATTAGTTTTCTTAATTGAGTATATAGGTTCTTTTTCTTCTGCACTAAATTCTAAAGTATATCCACTCATGTCACCCTTTGCCGCACCACTAACAATAGTTCCACCTGTTACATCACAACCGTTATCAAGACCTAATAAGAACACATTGTCATTATTATCTTGTACAAAAATTTGAACCCTATTATATGAAATCAACTTAATTTGATTTGATGTTGCAGGGTTTATCTTTTGTAAGGTTACTGATAAAGTTTGTGAAAAAAATGTAGTTCCTGTAGCTGCATCAGCATTAACATTTACAGTCATACTTGACAAATTTGGTCTTAGGTCATATTTATATAAAGTCATTGTAGAACCTGTTGGCGTACCATAAGCTGACCAACCTGTAAACCCCGCTGTATCTATTTGCAAAGGATCAGTTCCATTAACTGTCATGTGTTGACCTATATTAGAAGAATAATTTGCACAGAAAAATAGGGTTTTTAAACCGCCTATTTGGTCTTTACAATCTACTAATCGTCCTGCTGTTAAATTACAAGCCATTTTATTTTATTTTTAAAAGTTAATAAAAGGGGAGTATATTTCAACTCCCCATTTTAAAGTATCTATTAAGTCCAAACAGTTGAACCATATACACCATCTGTTGCTACAGCAGTTTGTACACCTACCGCAAAGTTCATTACAACTCTTACATTATCTGAACCATCGTATTCGTAAGTAGGGATTAAACGTGCTTCAGTCCAATCCGTAGCTAGGTTAGTTCCAAATACTAAGTTTTCAGGATAAGTGAAAAGGATAGTATCGTTAAACATACCTGGACATCTGTAAATTGGATAACCAAAGTAAGTAGCAGTATCAGCTTTTGCATCAAATCCTAATCCTGAAATTTGTCCTTGATTAGAACCCGCAGCAGCTAATGCTTGAATGTAAAAACCATAAGTTTTGTTATTCATGTAGAAACCAACGCCTGGCTTAGTTAACATTCCTGAATGATTAGCAGCAGCTGAATCATAAACAGCAGCCATATCAGTAAGAATATCAGCAGCAGCTAAAGCATCAGCAAAATCTACTTCTGAGAAATCTTTACACGCTGAAGCGTCTGCACCTGCCTCATCTTGAGTTCCATCATCAGATAAGAAACCAACTCCGAAAGGAGAAGCACCCTGCCAGATTCCTATTTCTAATTGAGCAGCAGCTTTACCCGCAACTACTTGTAGTAAGAAATCAGAAAATGCTTGTGGTAAGTTACCATTTCTGTCCATTCCTTGTCCCATCCATGTTGGGAAAATTGTGCCTCGACAAATTTCTTCGTTAACTTTAAGATCAGTTAATGAAAGAACTTGCTCACTTGTTGATGTGTCATTTCCGCTAGAGAAAGAACACGCAGCAGCAACAATAGGATTAGCACAAGCTATATTGTTAATTACTGCACTTTTTGTTAAACCATCTAAGATTCTAACATAACCTTTAGCAACTGTGTCAGGACTTCTCAAGGCAGCAGTCACATAAGGCATTGCGTGAACACCTGCGTATGTATCACCATTCACAGTAATGTCAAATTCACGTCTTTTTGATAATTGAATTTTATTCGCCATTTTTTTAAATTTATTTGTTATTAATGTAATATGCTGTCCTCTCCATCGGTGACAGTTTCGCTAAATCAACAGTTGCACTAAAGTTTTGACCTTCAGGATTGTAAGAAATACCTTCCGTTGCAGGTTCGCCACTTAATTCAACTATTTTGCTTTTAAGTTCTTCTATTTGTGTCATAAGTTCGCTTATAACTTCAGAACTCATTTCTGTTTTATTTTCTTCTGTTTCTTCGGAAACTTCTTCAGATAATTCAGCAGATGCTTCTACTTTATCTGCTTTTAAATCAGCAACTGCATCCTCTAAATTTTTAATTCTTATTTCCATTCCCTTCCAATCGGCAACATCAGCTTCTTCAGCTAATTCTTCTTCTTTAGATTCTTCAGATACTTCTTCAGAAAGTTCTTCTTCAGATGCTTCAACATCTTCAGCTTCTTTTTCTTCTCCTAAGTCTAGGATTTCAGACGAATCGCCTATTGTCATTTTATTTCCGTTTTCCATTGTATAGCTTCCCGCCGACAATGCTTCTGCTTCACCATCATCACCAACAGCAAACACTTTAGACCCAATCATAAATTGCTCATCTTCTGTAGCAACA